TTAAAGGTTTATTGCAAAAAGCAAGAGAATTAAAAGACTCTGTTATTGAATTTTCTGGAGTCGAAAAAACTATTACAGAAGAAAACAACAAACAATTAGATGCAAAAAATAATATAGTTGAGACTAATGGAAAGATAAAAACAGGAGTAGAGCAACTTACAGAAGCAGAAAAAAAAGCAAGAGAAGAAGCTCAAAAATTAGAAGAAACCTTTTTTAAAATAGGTGAGAGTGTAAGAAACGATTTAGTCACTGGCTTAAGAGAAGCAATAAATGGAAGTAAAACTTTTGGACAAGCTATATCTGGTGTATTAAATAATTTAAAAAATAAATTAATTGATCTTGCTCTTAATAAAGCTATAAGTGGTTTAGGAAATGCCTTGAGTGGTGGCAAGGGTTTTGGAGGATTCTTGGGTGGTTTATTTAAAGAAAGAGGCGGCCCAGTAGCGGCTGGTGGTGCTTTTGTTGTTGGAGAACGAGGGCCTGAGATCCTAAAAATGGGTTCAAAGGGAGGCAATATAATACCAAACAGCAAGATAGGTGGAGGTAGTTCTGTTGTTAATAACATATCGGTATCAGTAGACGCATCAGGATCCTCTGTGAGTAGCTCATCTGCTGATGGTGATGCATTAGGGCAGCAAATTGCTGTGGCTATTCAAACTGAATTAATCAAACAGAAAAGAGTAGGAGGTTTATTAGCATGACAACTTTTCCAAGTATTTCACCAAGTTACAGCACTCAAGAAACAAAAGAGCAGAAGAGTTTAAGAATACGTCTAGGTGATGGGTATGAACAGCGTTTAGTCTTTGGCTTGCCAGCAAATAAAAAGCTTATAATTTTAAGTTTAACTTTTAATGTATCAACAACAGATGCCACGACAATAGATACTTTTCTAGATGCAAGATTTGACGATCAGGCTAGTTTTGACTTTACACCCCCACATCATTCGTCAGCTTTAAAATTTATTT